ATGCAGAGCCTGTCACGGTGAACGAAATGAAACGTCCCCGTGGCAGGCCCCGAGTTGAGGTTATTGACGCAGGAGCATAGGGTATGACCACATCTGCTGGCGACCAGATAAACGGGGCGTTACGCCTAATTGGGATGTTGGCAGAGGCTGAGACACCTTCAGCAGCTACGTCTGCTGACGCATTGTCGGCAATGAATCAGATGATCGACTCATGGAACACTGAGCGTTTGTCGGTGTTCACCACGCAAGACCAAGTGTTTACTTGGCCTGTAAGTCAAGCTACACGCACGTTAGGGCCAACAGGTAACTTTGTTGGCAACCGGCCTGTTTTGGTTGACGATGCCACCTACTTCAAAGATACCTCAAACGGTACTTCGTATGGCATCAAAATAATCAACGAGCAGCAGTACAACGGCATTGCTGTTAAAAACACAACCAGCACCTACCCGCAAGTGCTGTACGTCAATATGGGCTACCCCGACATTACGTTGACGGTGTACCCTGTGCCAACTTCGCCACTTGAATGGCACATTGTGTCGGTAGAAGAATTGACGCAACCGGCAACGCTGGCAACCACGCTGTCTTTCCCTCCAGGCTACCTACGATGTTTTAGATTTAATCTGGCCTGTGAGATTGCCGCTGAGTTTGGCGTCGAGCCAAGCCCACAGGTGCAGCGGATTGCCATGACCTCCAAGCGCAACATCAAGCGCATCAACAACCCTGACGATGTAATGGCAATGCCGTATGGTATTGTTGCTAATCGTCAACGGTACAACATATACGCCGGGAATTTTTAATCATGTCTAATGTTGCCATCTCTGACCTGCCCGTTGCCACCGTCATCAACGCAACGGACATTATTCCGTTTGTCCAACCTGCTGTTGCTGGCACGACCAAAACCATTACTAAGACGCTGCTGTTTACCAGCCCTGCATTGGTTACTCCAAACATTGGAGCAGCCACAGGCACAAGCCTTGCCTTAACTGGATTGGCAACTGTTGGCACAACCCTTGGCGTAACGGGTGTCTCTACGCTAACCGCTGGTGCTGTTGTGCAGGGTTTAACGGTAGGGCTTGGTAATAATGCTGTAGTTAAAAACACAGCGCTTGGCGTGTCGGCACTTCAAAACAACTCTCCATTTAGTGTTAGTGGAGGAGATGAATTATCTTCATCTAATACTGCCGTTGGCTATGAAACCTTAAAGGCAAATTTACAAGGGTTTAATAATACTGCTTTGGGAACCCGTGCTTTAACGTCGAATACCTATGGTGATTACAATGTAGCAATTGGCACAGCAGCGTTGAGAGATAACGAAACGGGCAGCGCCAATACTTCTGTTGGCGACAGTTCAATGCTCACTAATGTTTCTGGTGATTACAACGTAGCTGTGGGTAGTTCTGCATTAAGCGATTGTGTCTCTGGCAATAACAACACGGCTATCGGACTTCAAGCACTTTTTGTTAATACTACTTCTAATAACACTGCTGTGGGTTTCGCGGCTGGGCTTTACAGTGCTGGGGCATCAAATACTGCTGTGGGTTATCAAGCATATTCGGGTGTTCTATCTTCAACAACTGGCACATTCAATACCGTTATCGGTGCGGGTTCTGGGTCGGCCCTAACTTCTGGCGGGAAGAACGTCATCCTTGGTAGCTACTCAGGCAACCAGGGCAGCTTGGACATTCGCACGGCAAGCAACTATGTCGTGTTAAGCGATGGTGATGGCAATCCACGGGCGTATTGGAACGGTGCTAATGCTACGTTCAATGGAGATCTTACCGTATCTGGAACGGGAAATATAAATGCTACTAGCATTACTACAAATAATGCAAGCATCAGCACATTTATCGCAATGTCGGGTACTGCTGGCTCAATTGTTAGCGCTGGAACTATTACTCCAACTAAAGAAATTACTTACATTAGCGGTACAAATGCTATTGCTACTATTACCCCGCAAGCGCCAATAACAGGTGCAAACGGAACAATTATTTTAATTCCAACTGGCGCTTTTACTTGGACAACCGCAGGCAATATTGCCATAGCGGGGACAGCAGTTTTTGGCCGAGCGTTACACATGACTTATACTACGGCCACTAACCTGTGGTATCCGAGTTACGTTTGACATGAAATCCCCCATCCTCGGTTCAGCCTATGTTGCCCGTAGCGTCAATGCTGCAATTTTTAATTAGATGGTGCAAGTTAAGTGATGTTTACGTTTAAGCTCCAAATATTTTTGATGCGCTTCTTCTGGCGTATTAAAATTGCTTATTCGGATGTTTTTTCCGTTAAACGTAATTTGCGCTCGCCATTTTCCTTGGTGGGCGCTAACGCCCAAAAAACCAGTTTTGTTGGCTTTTGTTGCTTTTCTCATATTTTGCAAATTGCCAAATCTAGTAACTTGACGCAAATTGGCAAAAGAATTATCCAACTTGTCTCCATTAATATGGTCAATATGGTTTTTAGGTGCGCTGCCAGTTACATAAAACCATGCCAATCTATGCGCCAATCGCTTGACGTTATGAATAGCAATAGACAAATATCCTGCGCTTTGGATAGAACCCGCAGTTTTTCCAATAAGATCAGGTCGGTAGTGGTTTTTACGCCAAGTAAAAATGCCGGTTTGCGCGTTGTAATCCAAAGATTGACGCAAATGTTCAATGGTAATTTCAGGTTTGGAAGTCATAACATTAAGTTTACCATAAAGGCGGCGCAATGAAATCGCCAATTTTGGGTGCAGCATATGTCGCAAGGTCAGTCAATGCCGCAGATAATCGATGCGTCAACCTGTTTCCAGAAGTTGTCCCAGACGGGGGGCAGACAGGCGGGTTTTTAAACCGAGCGCCAGGACTTGACTTGCTGGTGACGGTTGGGACAGGGCCAATACGGGGCTTGTGGACGTTCAACGGCGTTGCCTATGTGGTTAGTGGCACTGAACTCTACAGCCTCACCACGGCCTATGTAGCCACCTTGCGTGGCACGGTAGCAGGAACTGGCCCGGTTAGCATGAGCGACAACGGCACTCAATTGTTCATTGCAGCCAATGGGCCGAGTTACATCTACAACAGCAGCACGGCAGTCTTTGCCGAGATCACTGATCCTGATTTTGCTGGCGCGGCTGTAGTTGGCTATTTAGACGGTTATTTTGTTTTTACCCAGCCTGACAGCCAGATATTTTGGGTAACGCAACTGTTGGACGGCTCATCCGTTGACCCGCTTGACTTTGCCAGTGCCGAGGGTTCGCCTGACGGTTTAGTCAGCATGATTGTTGACCACGCACAAATTTGGCTGTTTGGCACTAATTCAGTCGAGGTGTGGTACGACTCTGGCGCTGCCGACTTTCCCATGACCCGCATCCAGGGCGCGTTCAACGAAATTGGCTGCGCTGCGGCCTTCTCTGTTGCCAAATTGGACAACGGCATTTTCTGGCTAGGCGCAGATGCGCGAGGCCAAGGCATCGTCTACCGGGCCAATGGCTACACCGGCACTCGGGTCAGCACCCATGCTATTGAGTTTGCCATTGCCCAGTACGGCGACATTTCTGACGCCATTGCCTACACCTACCAGCAAGAAGGCCATGCCTTCTACGTCCTGACATTCCCAACCGGCAACGCCACTTGGGTCTACGATGTGTCTACCCAGGCGTGGCACGAACGGGCGGGGTTTGACAATGGCAATTTCATGCGCCATCGCAGCAACTGCCAAATGGCGTTTAACAGCCAAATTGTGCTGGGCGACTACGTTAACGGCAATATCTACGCTTTTGACTTGGATGTGTACGCTGACAACGGCGGCATCCAAAGGTGGCTGCGCTCATGGAGAGGCTTGCCAAGTGGTCAGAACAACCTCAAACGAGTGGTGCATCACACTTTGCAACTTGACGCTGAAGCGGGCGTAGGGCTTAACGATACGACAGGATATGACCCTCAAGGCATTATTACCGAGTTGGCAAATGTTCCAGCTTCTGGGCCAAGCTACCAATTGATTGCTGAATTTGATTTGGACTATTTGATAACTGAATCTGGTTTTAGACTTACTACAGAATCAAGTATGTACTTTATAACCAATAGTTACGATGGCCCAGACTTTGCTGGTGCTGATATTGTTGTCGCCCCGGCAATTCCATTCCTACCCGGCTATGACCCGCAGGCTATGCTGCGTTGGAGCGATGACGGGGGCCACACTTGGTCAAGTGAGCATTGGGCCAGCATGGGCAAACTTGGTGAGTACGAATATCGCACTTTCTGGCGGCGGCTTGGTTCGTCCAGAGATCGGGTTTACGAGGTCAGCGGCACTGACCCGGTAAAGATTGCCATCATGGGCGCTGAGTTGGTGTTGAGTCCAACGTCAAGCTAGTATGGCAAACGTTACCCAAATTCCTGCGCCTCGGGTTCCGTTTACGCAAGACGGGCAGATCACAACCCAATGGTTTCGTTGGCTCAACAACGTCTACACCATCACTGGCGAAGGACTTGGCATCACGCCAGTAGCCAATGGCGGCACAGGTTTAGGGACAATCCCCACCAACGGCAAGCTGCTGATTGGCAATGGCACGGGCTATTCGTTGAACACCTTGACGGCTGGCACAGGCATTACCGTGACCAACGGAGTGGGGACAATAACCTTAGCCAGTGCGTTTGTAGGCACGGTCACTAGCGTATCGGTTGTCTCTGCAAACGGCTTTGCAGGCACTGTAGCCACTGCCACTACTACCCCAGCCATTACCCTTACAACGAGCGTCACAGGGCTTTTAAAAGGCAATGGCACGGCTATTTCGGCAGCGGTAGCAAATGTTGACTATGTGCCTTTATCCACGGTGCTGACCAAGACTGCTGACTACACAATCACAGGCACTGACTCTTGGATCATCAACAACAAAAGTGGTTCAGCCATGACGCTGACGTTCCCCGCTGCCTCAAGCTGGACAGGGCGATACATCACGGTCAAAAATATGCAGCCGCAGTTGGTAAACTCAGCCTCTAGCAATGTTGTGCCAATTGACAGCACGACAGCAGGAACTGCAATCCTTTTGGCAGTGGTTGGGAATTGGGCTACTTTGGTGTCTGATGGCACTAACTGGGTCATCATGCAGACCGCACCTAACAACATTGTGTTGCTTGGGTAACAAGGAGAACGATTATGGCGTGGTATGACGAACTTTTTGATGCACTTGGCGGCATAGGTGACACTAGCGGTTTAGATGCTGGAATAATAGCGGCTGGGTCAGATATTT